GCACAAACAACCCCAAAACGTTTGTTCTCTATGAAATATAAATCCTTTTCAACTTTTACGCGCGCCTCAACAAATATGTTAAAGGCGGCTGGCGTAAATCGCATAAAATCTTCATAAGTAAGCCAGCGGGCTCCAATAGCATATAAATCCCTTATCTCTTCCCGCCAGCTCTTTTTTTTTCGGTAACTTTTTCCGACGTTGCGCCCTCTTTCAACAAACCAGAATCCTTCATACAATCCACTATTCTAGTTGTTAAGGTTTGCAGGCTTTTCCCACTTTTTACATGGTCCTGTATCATGTCCCCCACTTCTAGAAGTTGTATTTCTGGATGATGCCTGGATAATCCGGCTTTTAAAATGGCTCTTATCGCCCCTAGTCCTAACCTATTTTGGTTTATAGCCAGACCGTAAACCGACATAGCCGTTAGATCCTCAATTTCGCATATTGCATTAAAGTCGAATTCTACTTTGTAATCGTTCGCGCCCAATTTTATTAACATCTACATTACCACCTTTACACCTTACTAAATGTTGGCTTTCCAGATATTTTTATTGCTGCTGAAAAGTCTAACAGATCATCGTGTGGGCCATTAACCTTAAAACTTTCAAAGTGCCCATTACATTCAAATTTTGATACACTCGGACCCGTTGGCATTGTCACCGTTACGCTATAAGTTGTTGTAGTAGCCGCGAATCCTTCCAACATCCCAACGTTTGTACTACTAGCTAGCCCATCAAAGTCTATGGTACCGGCATCTATTAAACCCTTAATAAAAGTCCTAAATCTATTCGAATTATTATGGGTCGTTGTGTCAAGGGTATCACCCTCGTATCCTGGCGAAGTAACAAAAGTTATTTCGCTTACTGTATTGGTAGTTCCAATTAGTAACGTACATCCATTTCCTAAATACATGGTCCCAAAACCTCCTTTTTACAAATCGGTGCTATCATGCACCGTAAAGTCATATGTGATATTTTTACCCCAGATATCATTATCCTCATAATCGTTATCGCTTACCAATTGACCCTTTACCAAATTATATGCGGTTGTAGTCAAGTTAAAAGTTTTAAGGTTTAAAACTTTGTCTATTTCTCCCGCAATAGCTTCCCGGGTATAACTGCCCAGCGTGCCTGGTTGGGTGGCTACTTCAAAAGTAAAGAGATGCCGCCACCCTTTCCGGCCGTGCCTGTTGGCTGGGAGGGTACTACAAGCCGCTAAAGCTACATAAGGATAACCGCTATTATCTGGCATGTGGTCATATATGTTATTATTTATTGCCGACATTAAAGTACTTGACGACGTCAAAGCGCTAAATAATGCCGTTTGTACCTCAAATTTAGAACTCACCTCATACCCTCCTTAATAGCATCACCCACTACGGCGCGTAACTTTGGTATAGCTTTTTTATAAGCATAAATTAAATAACTGTCAATACCTTCGATTTTTTTCGCGTATACAACATTAGTCCCAACTATAAACGTGAATTCATCTTCAATATTCCCGGATAAAATACGAATGGGTCCGCCCATGTATTCCGTATGAATACTTGCCCGTAAACGACCCGTGTCGATATGCTTATCCCGGGTTAGTTTTAACTTTGCCTCGGTTTCAATATCTACTAAAGCAATTTCCAGTAAGGCATCCGATAAGGATCTTTTTATGTTTTCTGGTAATTGATGGAGTCTACGGGATACCCTCGCCCCATTATGCCTAACCCTTATCATCTTTTCTCATACCTCCCCTGGATTACTATTTCATTTTTGCGGTTTGTTACATCAATTACGCTTTCTATTACTATTATATCACCGCCATATACAAGCCGACACGTTTTTTTATCAATACCCGTAGTATATCGGGCTAAAATTTTAACCGCTGTTATTTGTTGCGCTTTACTATGTAGGGTACTTTCTACAGCTCCCGCATCCATGACATTACCCCAGAATGTCGTCACAGTCCCCCAGCTTGCAGTATAACAGCCCCCGGCGATGGCTGTTGGCGAATTGGATTGTAATGTAATACGATGCCTATATATCAAAAGCCTATATTCCTACTAAAAGGATTTAATAAGGCTTTAGCGCCTGCCGGAATAGCGTTAAAGTCAAAATTAAGCGCGTGGGCTTCCTGGATAGATGTTAAAAACTCGGATCTATTTTCGTATAGCCAAGATACGCAACGCAGCGCTGCTTGTTTTATGGCAGCCAATCTAGGGTCGCCAGTTTCCCAGCTTCCTACAGTGTATTCTATAGTATACCCGTCGACGTCCCTTTTTTTATACCAATACCCATCACTAGATAATAGCTTATTATCTACTACCCTATAATCTGTTGTGGCTGACAGTAGGGTGCCTGTACTATCAAAGCTATCATATACAGTAACACTGTCTATGCTATTAATTGGTGCCTGGTATAATTCAATAGCCGCCACGCCACCCGGATCATATTGTTTCCAGACCTGCACCGCGGTCCTATAACCGCAATAGTTTTCTACGTTATTAATGGCCGCCGGGATAATAATATCCCTAATTAAACCGTCATCCGCAGCATGCTCCACTTTTATATAATTTTTGGTTTCCGTCAACCCTAATAATGAAGTGGTTGCCGGTGTTACCAGGGTCATCATTTTACATCATCCTTTTTGGGCTCTGGCTTTGGCTTTGGCTTTGTTGCCACCAAAGTGTAAACTTTTATTGTTTGATACTCCTGGGTCACAATGTTTAGCTTATCATCTGGATCATATTGGGTCGTCCCAACTAAAAATCCTAATTCTAAAACCATATCAAGCAATATTTCAGGTTTAATAGTTGGATAGTCAACAGTTAAAATAACTTTGCCGCCTGGTTTTAACCATTCCATAAAAGCCGTTAATGTTGCCTTTATATCGGCAGCGGGTAAATGTTCCAATACTGATATACAAAATACTGTATCAATATTTGATAACTTAGCATCTTTTATATCCATATTCAGGTATTCTATATTATCCTTACCCCTGTATGGCTTAGCCTTTTGGTATACTTCTTTAGAAATGGGCACCCCTTCTATTGTTTCCCCCATTTCTAAGATCCTGGCATCGCTATCAATAGCATAAACTTTTTTGCATTTATCCGATAATAGCCATTTAAACGGATGTTCTATACCGCATCCGGCATCAACTACTACGCCGCTTTTAGTAGCATGTTTGATGGCGAACGTATATTCGTATGGCCTTGACCACCATTCTACAGGTAATAGGGCGGCAATATCCGGATTAATTTCGTCCTTATAAGTTAAAAATTTATTCACTTTCTACACCTCCTTTATTACTATTATACCATTTATCAAATAATTCTCTAGTGTATAGATGGGTCGCTGGGTAATTAGTATCAATATAAAGCCGGTTGCCATTAACCATCGCCCTTATACAAAATGCCCGATCTTCCCAGGCTGAAAAGCTAACATTAGGTATTGGCGTATAATTCACCCTGGTGCTATATATAGCGGTACTCACCAACATACAAGCCCCGGTGCCCCCTACCTCAAAGACCCCTTTTTCCCTAAACTTTTCAAAGGATCCAAAAAAACTATAATGATCCGCGTCCCAACAGTTGGGCATCTCGGTTTCAGCGTTTGGCCATTTAGTCCAAAATATTTCCGCGATTGCTCCAACTCCAGCATGGAATAACTGGGTTAAAGTTTTCGGATGCAATATTAGATCAGAATCGACCCAAAAAATAAAATCGGCCCCGGCTTTTTTGGCTATGGATATTAATTTATTTTTTTGATTACACATAAATTCAAATTTTTCATAGGTCCATTGATGGCTAAAATCATGGGATAAGTTATCGTTAATTATTTCGTACGTCCCATCTTGTAAATACTTCGCTAATCCTTCGGAGTTATGCAAAATAAAATATCGGCTTATCTCAACATATGGCGGTATCTCTAGGGCATCTAAACTTTCTAAGTAGCTTTTAAAAACATCCTCTTCCTGGTTTACAACTGCCATTATAGCAATACGTTTCTTATTTGGCATTCTTATTATATCGGAAAAGGTTAACAGCTTGTTAAGTGAATGTTCCCTAGTGTAATAAGGTGGCGGCGATCTCCTTAGCCAATATCTGTCGTCGATCCATTTCTCCCTTACCAGTTTATTATATACGGGCGTTCCTGGTAATACCATCAATCCGGGTAAATTTGAAAAGCTTGACGGTTTTATTTCATTTAAAAGTATCCGGGTTTCTTCGATAGTTTGTTCGGTTTCTCCCGGATAACCGATGATCATTAATACATGTACCTGGATTCCAAAACGCTTTAATATTTTTATGTTTTCCTTGGCTTTTTCTATATCCAGTTGTTTAGCCATTGCCTTTCGTAATTGCTCGGATCCGGATTCTATGCCCAGGGCTATTTTACGCAATCCCGCCATAGCTAAAGCCTCGATCATCTCGCTGTCTAATTGATCCGCCCGGGCTGTCATTTCGAATTTAATATTTTTATCTTCCAAACCCTTGCATAGCTCCATTATAACTTCTTTACTAGCTGTCGCGCTGTCGTCGTGGAATTTGAAATCGCGTATACCCATATCAATAAAATTAGTTATCTCTTGTAATACTTCGAAAGGTTTACGGGTCCTATACTTTTTAAAAGTCTTTCTAGTTGTACAAAATGTACAATTCGCTGTACATCCACGCGATAACGTGATTGGTGCCTGGTTTTTTATTAATGGCTCTTTGAAATACTTTAAACCGTCAAAGGTTGAAGGTATAGGGTCAACGGGATCACCCTTTACTAATCTTCCGGGATTCTCATTGGTTAATATATATTGGGTCGCCAGTTCCCCTTCACCTATTACGACATGATGGATTTCTGGATATACTTCTAATATTTGGTCGTACATAATAGACGCGTGCGGACCCCCAACAATTATCCTAATATCCTGGGATATTAGGGGGCCTGTCAAGTCATCTATTAAATCAAAAACGGCATGCCGTTGCTCGGTCATAAGGGTAAAACCTACGTAATTAATACCGTCTTCTATGAGTTCCTCTTTTATAGCTAACAAAGCTTCCGGCATGGTTTTATTAAAGAGGTCCAGACATACGACCCCACATATATTTAATTTTCCTATATATGCCGCAAT